CAAATGGACTTATGGGGATAAGTTCTTTGGTTATACAGAAGAATTTAACGATAATCATAATACGCAATACCCATCAATACTTATAACACCACCATCTTCAGTATTTCCTGAAGTATCTTTAAACAATGGTTGGGAGCTTTACACTTTTGAAATATATTTTTCTGATTTATACAACAGAACAGCACAAGCAAATGTTAGCTTAGACCAAAGATGGGATAACTTGCAAGACCTAGCTAATGAGTGGTTAGATATGTTTTTAAAAAATTATCAAGATGGTATTGTTACAGGATTTTTAGAGGGTGAAGATGTATCTGTAGAAAGAGTTAAAGAGGTGGCTAATGACCAATTAATTCAAATAAGAATGAACTTTACTTGGAAGGTATTTAGTAAATGCTTTAGACCTCAATCTGTTTACCCTACAGACATAGCTAATCTTGTAACTTGGTTAAGAGCAGATAGCGGATTGACCTTTGACATACCAACTAAAAAGATTTCAGCTTGGGCAGATTATTCAGGAAGCAATAATAATTTAGTACAAGCAACAAAAACTAAACAGCCTTTAAGATATACTTATGATGGAGCAAACGACAAAGCAAGAATAGAATTTAATGGCACAACAGATTTGTTTAATTCTGTCAATAATTTACCCATAACAACAGAGTTTACAATATTTCAAGTAAGTAAAAATAGTGGTAATACAGTAACAAATATTTTATCATATACTAATGGTGGTAAAGTCATAAAATTATCTTATGATGCTAATTCAGAATTAAAAGCTCAAGTAAGTGATGGCACAACACCAATAACCGTAACTCTTACAGGTTCTAATGCTTCTAATTATCATATAGGAACATACAGACTACATAACAAAAGATTATATGTAGACTATGATTCTTTAGGTAGCTCATTATCAACAAGTGTGCAAGAGTCTGCATATGATAATTCTACAACATTTAATGATGCGGTATATACAATAAGTAGTGCAACATCACCTATTAATGCTAACTTACAAGAGTTTATAATATTTAACGCATCATTAGATGATTATACTATAGGGCAAATAAAAAGTTACTTAAATAAAAAATACAATATATATTAATTATGGCAGGATTTAATGGTACAATATCAGCAGGAATACAGCCTTTTGACAACTCTAGTTCTAATTTAGGAACAATGAGTTATAATTGGAGGGCAAATTATGTAAAAAGTGCGCATACACAAATGAGATACCAAGTTATTTGGGACGGTTTAAATGAAAATCAAGAACCTCTTGCTAGTAATTTTTCTACACCTAATGGTGATATAATAAATATAATCTTTAGGGTATATGCAAGCACACAATACCCTTATCCTGCTTCTTCATCTGACTGGGATTTAGTAGGTACAATAAGAAAGACTAGGGATATAGCAAACAGAAGCTATGCAAATGGTCAAGCCAATCTTGTTAATCAAAGATTTACTATAGACATTAGTCAATTATCTCAAGATTTATTATCATACAGTCTAGTACCAATAAACAAAGGTACTTGGCAAAACTCTGAGTGGGGTGGTATGAATGGAGGAGAAACAAAACAAGATAATGTTACACAAGGAATAAGTTTTTATAATGTAACTCCAAATGGCACATACAGACATATTTGGGTAACTGCTACTCCTGAAGTATTGTTGGCTAATGGTACTGTTGAAGAAGCAACAGGAGCAGGAGTAAGCTTGTCTTTTAACAAAATAGCTGTTATAAATTCTGTTGCTCAATTTGAGAAAGATGCAATATATTATAACTTAAAATATATAATTCAAAAATCTGCAGCTAATACAAACAACCCTAGAGGTTTTATGAGTTTATGTCCAAACTACACTCAAACAACTAATGTACCATTTTTAAAGCAAGTTAGAGAAGATGAAGAAGCTGAATGGTTGTATTGGTGGCAAAGAAATATGGGTATTGCAGAAGATGTAAGTGCAGGAATAGCAAATCAACAAACAACAAAAGCAAGGTTAAAAGTAGAAACATATTTAAGTAATGGTACATTACAAAACACAATGTATCTTTCCGACTTTAATTCTAATTTAGATAAAGAAACAGTAAGCTATTTAGAAGTTTTTAAATTAAATCAAAATAGAGTATGTGTGCAAAATGTATCTCCTACTTACATAAATGCTAATGCACAAGATAATGGTGGTCTTGCTTTAACAAACCAAATAGACAGCAACACATCATATTATAAAACACATTTAGAATATATAAATGCTGAAGATAATGTAATTGTAAATGGTAATTTTTCAAATGACTTAACGGGGTGGACTTTATTTACAAGTGGTACTTCTACTGTAACAATAGACAATACAGGTGGTTTAAATGGTGGTAAGGCAGTTAAGTTTACAGGTGATAATAGTAATTCACAAGTTAATATAAAGCAAACAAATATTTTAAATATAGGAACAACATATACACTTAGTTTTTATGCAAAAAGAGCAGGAGGTACAGGTACAAATTGGTCTGTTGAATTGTTAAGTCCAAATCAAGTTTTTTCAATAACATCTAACGACTTTCAATATTTTGAATATACTTTTACTGCAACTAGTGATGATTTTATATTTAAAAGAAGCAATCTTACAAATAATTCAGTAATTATAGACAATATTTATGTTCAAGCAAATTCAACAACTATTAGAGCAACAGAATATAGATATTTTGGTATAGATAGAGAAACTGCTAATGTGCCATTTGGCTTTGTAAGATTTCATTGGTTAAATAGAATTGGCGGTATAGATAGTTATACAGCTAAAAGATATGTAACAGAAAGTTTGTCTGCAAAAAAATCTACAATAGAAACAAAATCTGCAGATAGGACTTGGTATCAAGATGACCAATTATTAGGAGGAACTGCTGTTAATAATGACAACTACATATCTAATACAATGCGAGGAGGTAATTTATATAAAGGAGGTAGAGAGGTTCTTAACGTAACAGCACAAAGAAATAATAGCGTATTTACAGAGCCATTAAACAAACAAACTGCAGAATGGTTAGAAGAAATAATAACATCACCAAATGTTTGGATAGAGATGGATACAGAAGCAACAGCGAGAGGTAATACTGTAAATCCTTTTCAAAGACCATCAACTAAAGAATATATACCTGTAATTATAAGCAACAATGAGGTAGAGACATTAAATCAAGAGTCAGGTTTAGTAAAGTTTAATTTAGAATATACTTTAGCTCATAAAGTACAAACACAAAGAAACTAATGAATGTAGTTAATATAGAATTATTAGATTACAAATATGATGGTGCAGATATAGATTGGAATGCAAGTGTTGTTGGTTCTTTAGATGTTTCATTACATTCTGAGTTTCCATTAGCATTAACTTTTTCTATTGCAGATGTAAAAGATATAGAAGCTCGTAAAGGAACTTTTAGTAAAACTTTTAAAATTCCTGCTACTAAAAACAATAATTTACTTTATAAAAACATATATCTATCTGAAACATATTCTACAAATAATTTAACAAACAAAAAACCTTGTAGAATAATTTTTAATAACTTGTTTTCAATAGAAGGATTTTTACAATTAAGCTCTGTAGGGCTTACAGATAAGGCTAATTATTATTCTTGTGTTTTTTATGGAGATAATATTAGTTGGACTTCTACTATAGCAGATTCTCTTTTAAAAGATTTAGGCTATGACGGTTCTGATGAGGCTACTAAAGGAACTGCTTGGGCGTCTTTAAATGGCAAAACAAATAGTGGTGTAAATTTAAAAATTAATAAAGCAGGCATTAAGTCTACTTGGGATAATGATGATGCTGAATATCAAAATAGGTCTACAACTACAGCCTCTACTACTCCTATTGTATATCCTATAACTACCTATGGTGATTTTAATTCTTCAGGAGATGACTTTACTATACAATTATTAGACACTTGGTATTCTTATTTTACTGATTACACTTTTTTAAGCCCTCCTGCAACTTATACTTGTTATACAGGTACTGTAGGCGGTAATGTAATAGGTAATCCTGAGCCTGTTTGTGATTGGAGACCTTGTATATGGGTGTATGATGTTTTTAAAGAAATATTTACACAGGCAGGATATGCAATAAATTCTGTATTTATAGAAAGCGAAACATTTAAAAGACTGTTATTTGCTTTACCAAATTTTAAATTTAATAATGGTGATGACAGGTATAATGATTTTTCTTTACAGTTATATTGGAATTCAAACCCAACTGTAAATGCTTCTAGTCAATTAGTTTATAAAAACAATTACACTCAAGTTGTTAGCAATTCTAATGCTGATATAATTAGTGAAGATATTGTTTTAGGAACACCATCAGGATTTAATTTATTTTTAAATGGCTCAAATGGTTGGAATACTTCTAATAATAAAGAATTTGAAATTTCAGAATATGGAAAATACATTATAAGTATAAATAATTTTTGTGTTCATTTAGCATCATTTTCTACTGCAGGAACAAGCATAAATAACCTTCAATATATAACAAAATTTGCTAGGGTAGACATTATGGTTAAAACAGTAGGAGATAGTAACTTTCATTCTGTGGGTGGTTCTGAAGGTATGGTGGATTTTGCTTTTAATGTTGGAAGCACAAATGGAGGTTCTAGTTTAAATTTAACAAAAGAATTAGAAGATTCAGAAACTACTTTATATCTTAACAAGGGAGATGTTGTCAGCTTTAGACTAAGAGTAAGAGGAAAAACTACTGTAGGTGTAAACACAGGAACAACACTAACAGGAGATTGGTATTTGTTTGCTGACAAAAACATTAGTTCAGGAAGGTCGCATAATGGTAATATAAACATATCTGTAGACCCTGTTCACGCACAATATGGTCAAACTTATGATTTAAAAGACGTAATAAATAAAGACTATAAACAAATTGATTTTATTAAAGGTATAGCTCATTCATTTAACTTGCAATTTCAAACAGATGAAATGACTAAAACAGTTACTATTGAACCTTTTAATGATTTTTATAAGCCCCTGCAAGAGTCAATAGATTGGACATATAAAATAGATAGGTCTGTTGAATATGTAGACAAATGGGTAAAGCAATCTTTTAAAAGAGATATGGTTTTTAAATACAAAACAGATAGTGCGGACTTAAACGTAGAACAAAGAGGAATAAATTATTTTAATGGAATTTTAGACAACTATCCTTATTATGAAACACTTTCAGATGAATTTGAAAAAGGAACAACAACATTTGAAAATCCATTTTTTGCAGGAACTATAAGCGTAAAAGATAGAGATTCGGTTACAGCACAAACAGACCCTCCTTTTATTGCTGCTTTATGGCAAGAAAAAGAATCAGGAGGTACTACAAGTCAAAATGATTGGGAAAGACCTGTTAAGGGTTATAATTTTTTACCTCGTCTTTTATATTGGAAAAAATATTCTCCTGATGCAGAGTTTGATGCAAACACACAAAACAGTATTTCACCAAAAAGAGCAACAATACAAAATTGGTCTGTAAACACGGAAACCATAATAGCTAACAGTAATATGCCTGTTCATATAACTTATAACGTTCCTCCTAGTGGTGGGGTTTTATCTAACGTATATCCGCAAGCAACTTCAGTTAATAGAGATGATAGCAATACTTTATTATTAACTTATGGTAATGTGTGGGTGAGAGACTATAACGAGTCTCCTTCTAGCATTGGGGTTTATACTACACCATACACAGTAGGTATGGGCTTATATCACAGATATTACAAACAAATGATTGAGATGATTGTAAACAATCCTAGAGTCAGAACAGTACAGGTTAATTTAAAAATATCTGATATTGTAAGTTTAGATATGAGAAAACTAATATATATAGACGGTTGTTATTGGAGAATTAATAAAGTTATAGATTATATGCCGCAAGCAAATAAAACTACAAAAGTAGAATTAGTAGAGTGGACAGATGTAGGAGAGTCAGCACCATCAACTCCTAATATAAATCAAAATGACGGAAGTTGGAATCCTGGTGGTGCGCAAACATACGACCCAAATCACGGTTGGTAAAAAAAATATAATATGCCTAATATAGAAAATGAAATAAGTGATTCAGGAATTGCAGCTACAAGCGGCTTAGAAGTTTATATGACAATAACTATAGACTCTGTTGATTATTTAATTGATATTGTAGCTAATGACAAGTTTGGTAATTCTCATAAAGTTTTAAGACGAGCTATTAACGATACAATAGAAGAAGATTAGTATGGCTAACGAAAATTATCCTATAATAGTTGGCGGTTTAAAAAAGATTGGAAACTTCTTTATTAAAGAATTAAAATATGAGTTAAAAGAACAGGAGCATATAGCTACAGGAAAACTTTTTAATTCTTTTTATTCTGATATTTATGAGCAGTTTGGTAATCTTTATTTAGATGTAACTTCTGATTTAGA